TTGAGGTCCAAAAATCAGACCCAGCCAATGAAATCATGACAGCGGTTTCCGATATGAGGGAATCAATGTCATCAGCCTTTAGCGACCTATCATCCATCGTCAAGTCTCTTAACGAGCAAGTTGACGAATTAAAAAAGTCCCTGACAACCGTTAGTGCCGAGGTTGCAGAGTCAAAGCAAGAGTTTGGAAAGAGAATGGGCATTGTGGAAGATGCTACGGCTTTCCGTAAATCTGGCGATCTTGGCGAGATCGTACAGGAAAATGAACCAGAATTGGTTCATAAATCCCTATGGGGCGGACGTTTCCTCAAAACTGCCGACTTATTCAATTAAGTAACAATCACTTAGGAGGTGACAATATGTCGGAAGATATTAAAAAGAACTATCCAGGAGCAGCAGCCAACGAAGTTAATGGCGAAGGTGCATTTGCGTCTGGAGGTATCGGTGGAATAACGAATCCAGGTGCCGACACACTTGGTAATATTCCAACTGCCGAATTTGGTGTAACAACTGGTCCCAATGCCGTAAATCCTTCGGGTGATGCAGGTAGTGGGATTCTTCGTCCAGAACAAGCACGTCGATTTATCGACTATGTTTGGGACGCAACTGTTCTCGCCAAGGACGGTCGTCGCGTAACAATGAGAGCTAACACTATGGAGCTCGAAAAGGTTAACGTTGGCGAGCGTGTTATCCGCGCAGCAAATCAGGGTGACGCTAGCTACACCAATGCTGGAGCAACATTCAGCAAGGTAGAGCTAACCACCAAGAAAATCCGTTTGGACTGGGAAGTCTCAGCTGAAGCCCTCGAAGACAACCTCGAGGGTTCAGCACTTGAGGATCACCTAGTACGTTTGATGACAAATGCATTTGCAAATGACATCGAAGATCTAGCGATCAATGGTGACGGAGCTACGGGTAACTTCCTATCAATCATGGAGGGCTTTGTCAACAGGACAAAGACCAATGGTGACTCACATGAGTACGTTGCTACTGTTACTGACTGGACCCCAGAGGTCCTTCAGGGCATTATCAATTCACTACCACGTAAGTACCGTGCTCTAAAGAGTGGTCTAAAGTTCTACGCAGGAACAGACACATTCCAGAGCATCGCAAAGAGCAACGGAACTCTGACAGATAACATCTGGACTGAGGACTACCGTAATGCTTACCTAGCTGGAACCGATCAGGTTCTTGGCCAGGCTCGCACCACTCGTATTCTAGGTATTCCAGTAATGGAGGTACCTTACTACCCAGATGGCTACGTTGACCTAACATTCCCAAGCAACCGTATTTGGGGATTCCAGCGTGACATCACGGTAAACCGTGAGTACGTTGCCAAGAAGGACACAATCGAATATACTGTATTTGTCCGTTTTGGTATCCAGTGGGAGGAAGAGGACGCTGTTGCATTCGCTGACGCGGCTGCAGATAGCTAATCCTTAACCAAACCTTTTGAGGGGGCTGGGGCATTGTCCCCAGCCCTCTTATTATTATCTGATATAATTACATCAGGAGGAAAACATGCCAAATAAAAAAACAACAAAGCCTGCGCAAGAGTCTACGAACTCTATATCTACCAAAGATTTTGCAAAGAGAACAGTGCCAAAGCCAGTATTGGGAAACATAGATAGTGGTGCGATTGGTACTACAGTTCCAAATAAAGTTGCATCAAAAAGCAACAAAAAAGCACCTGCCAAACCTGTAGCAAAGAAGGTTACAGAAGAAGACAAGGCAGCTATCTATTCCACTAAAAATGTTAGCTGGGAGGGTGTTGGAAAAATCTACCGAGGTTACAATATCGTAACAAAAGAAGATGCCGATAAGTGGCTAACTAGAAACCACACAAGAATGGCAACCCCACAAGAGGTTGCAGAAGAGTTTGGTGTATAGTCAATGGAAATTTTGAGGGTTCAGCCGTATAATACAAATGCAGAAATTACTGTAACAGATGCTTCTACATCCTATACATATACCATAGAAGATATGGCAGATCGCTCAATAACCACAGGCTCAGCCACCTCTGGCGTAGATTCAAAAATATCAATACCGCTATCTTCTAGGTATGATAATCAGTACCTGATTACTGTAGATAATAGAGAAGTCTTCGCAGATGTAGTCAGGCCATATGTAGACCCAAATGTCAAGGGTACAACAGCTTCAGAGATTACAGAGTATTCTCGTAATGAAGAAGTTGCAAGAGCAGTAATTGACTCAGTAATAAGTCAAGGATTTTATTATCAGAAAAAGACAATAGAGATTACTGGCACTGGTGCAGACTATATACCCTTTTGGCAGGATGTTCGTAAGATCCTAAAGGTATACGAAAACAATGTCCTGGTTTATGATGCAGCTTCTCCAGAGCTATATGCTAGATCATTTGAGATCAGCCCTGATTCTACAGCAATGATAGAGTCAGCACCTGGATTAATAAATCGTTCTGAGTCATCACCTTTAGTATTGCCAGCGGGTGCTTCAGACTGGCTAGATGCCAAGTACGAGTTTAGAGGATTCCCAAAAACCTTTGACTATGTTCTGGTACTAGAGATTGGCAACATCGAGGTACCATCAGATATTGTTAGAGCCGCAGAGTTCTTGATAGATGACATAAGCTGTGGAAAGCTAGACTATTCTTCTAGGTATGTTTCAGAATACAATACCGATCAGTTTAAATTAAAGTTTGACAAGCGAGTGTTTGAAGGAACGGGGAACATCGTAGTAGATAAGATACTTTCTAAGTATGCTAAATCTATTAGAACACTAGGAGTCCTATAGTGGCTGACTGCAACACTAACGATTTTATGTTCCCTATGAACGCTGACATATATTACCCAATGGTAGAACAGGGTCCTTACGGAAACGTAAAGAAGCAGTGGATACTTGATAGAACTGTCGTATGCAACCTTACCCCAGGGGGCACAGCTCTAAAGGAAGACCTTAGGCCAGAAGTTAAGATAATTCAAGATAGCATAATCATGGGAAGAGTAAAGCAAGATGTTCGCTTTTCAACACGAAATAGTGCAAATTCAATAACTAATGTTTTAATTACAAATATTACAGACAAGAACTGTAATGAGATTTATATTGAGACAACTGGCCCAAGGGCTGGAAAGTCTACACTATTTGAAATAGCCACCCAAGAGCCTTACCCTGGACCATTCGGCGGAATAGAGTTCTACAAGCTTGTCCTTAGGCGCTCAGAGAATCAGGCAGTAGACTTATAATGATAAAAGTAACAGCTGACACATCAAGCTTTATGAAAGAAGTAAACAACGTCCTGCAATACTCTATAGGGTTTTTCGAGGGAGTAAATAAAGCAGAGCCAGTCTTATTAAATAATCTAGGAAAAGCAGCGATAGAAATGCTAAAAGAGTTTATTGACTCTAATGCTAGAGTTAATCCAGAAGCGCTACATCACATGTATGAGTGGCATGAGACTGGAAGCCCTTCAGCTAGACTTTTTGACATAGACTATGTAGTGTCTGGAACTGGCATATCATTCAGCTCAAGCTTCAGACAGTCAACATCCGTAAAGAATGGATCAACCACCGCATTTTACGATAAAGCAAGGATTATGGAACAGGGGCTTCCCGTGACCATCGTACCAAAAGCAGCAGAAGTTCTGGTATTTGAAAAAGACGGAGAGACTGTATTCACAAGGGGCCCAGTCACTGTAACTGAGCCTGGCGGGGCAGCTGTTAATCGTTCTTACGAAAAAACTTTGGACCTCTTTTTTCAAAACTACTTCTCTCAAGCATTTTTAAAGTCAAGCGGTATAATGGATTACTTAAAGAATCCAACAGCATATAGAACAAACCTACAAGCGGGTAAAAGATCTGGAAAGTCAAAGGGCATCGAGGTAGGCTATAATTGGATGGCAAACACAGGAGTTGATTTTTAATGGCTATAGTCTATGGCTCAACGCTAAATACACCAGTTTTATGGATAAACAATTATCTACAAGAAAAGCTTGGTGAGAATGTTGGAATAGGAATTCCCTTTTTCCCAAGCATGCCAGCAAATATTGATGACCTTACTGAGAGGTGGGTAGTCGTTTCGCCAAACGAAAGATACGGATACGCTGGAGTTATGGCAACTTGGGATAGAATGTTTAGGCGCAGACCAAAAGCTTTCCCACACATAAAAACAGAGCAGACTATATATTATTTTTATGCAACTGAAGAGAATGCAACAGAGCTAATGGTTCAGACACAAGAGCAAGTCTACAGGCTTATGGATCGAGAAGATGAGACTGCGGAAGAGATAAACCGTTGGGCTAGGCAAAAAACATCTGCTGGCGGCATCCCGATAAACAATCTAGACTCTGTTCCAGCAGAATTCTTTTTCCATAGCTTTAAGATTTATCAGCTAGAAGAAGTTAGAGACATAATAGACTTTGGGACTGCCAGGACTTATGGTGGAAACAAGATAATCATAGAATTTAACTATCATCAAATGAGCGCCAGGACATTGGAAAGAGTATCTGACAGTACTCAAATACAAATTCCAGATGGTCCACTAAAAAATACCCCATAACCTGTTATAACAAAAGGCTGATATAATTGTCTTGAGGAAACACGCCTATTTATCTATAGAAAAAGAGGTGAACAAATATGGCATATTCACGTGGTACAAGTGCTAACATTATTGTTGGTGCAGCAGCACTGTTTACATATGACCCAGCAGCTGGAGCTTCCGAGCTTACAGAGGCTGATCTGCCAGCTTACGTTCCTGGAACATCGTTTAAGGACACATTGTCCGATGACACAGATTTCCGCAACGTAGGTTACACAATGAACGGTCTTGAGATCGTCTTCCAACCTGACTTCGGTGAGGTTCAGGTAGACCAGCTTCTTGACGTTGCAAAGCTATACAAGCAGGGTATGCAGGTTAACCTGAACACTGCTTTTGCTGAATCAACTCTAGAGAATCTATTGTTCTCTATTGCTGGTCAGGACTCCGACCTAACCGTCGCAGCTGGAAACCCAACCCTTAACCTGACCGCAGGTGACATCGGTGAGTGCCCAGTTGAGCGTGGTATGGTTGCAGTTGGACCAGGCACAGGAGACTGTGCTATTGGTGATGAGCTAGAGCGTATCTACGTTGCATATCGCGCACTTTCAATTGAAAACGTGACCGTATCTGCTAAGCGTGACGAGCCAACAATGTTTGAGGTAAGCTTCCGCTTGCTTCCAAGCGATGCTGGCTCTTACGGTAAGATCGTTGACCGCACCATCCCAGCTAGCTAATAGCTAAAACATAACTTAATAATAGAGCTACCCCAGTATCTTTTCAGGTGCTGGGGTAGCTTTTTTGTTATAATAGTAAGATGGCAACTCAAGTTTATGACTCAGCATTTATTGAATTAATAGATGGCACAGAGGTTTATATCACTCCACTAAAGATAAAGTATCTTAGGGAATTCATGGACGCATTTGAGCTTGTAAAGGCTGCAGCAGATGATGACGAGGCCATATCGCTTTTATCAAATTGTGCAAGGGTTGCAATGAAGCAGTACCACCCATCAATTAAAACAACTGAAGATCTAGAAGATAGCGTAGATATTAAGACTGTTTATAAGATTTTAGATATAGCTGGCGGAATTAAGATTAATGGAGAAAAAGAAGAACCCGTAAAAGAGCAGGCTACTAATGACGGGGAAGGCTCTTGGGATAAACTGGACCTCGTAAAGCTAGAGTCAGAGGCATTTTTGCTGGGGATCTGGAAGGACTATGAGGAGCTAGAAACTCATATGTCTATGCCAGAGCTTGTGTCAATTCTAGAAACAAAAAGAGAACTAGACTATCAGGAGAAAAAATTCTTTGCTGCAATACAGGGTGTAGACTTAGATGAGCAGTCTGGTAAGAAAAATGAATGGGAAGAGATGAAGGCTAGAGTCTTCAGCGGTGGTACAGCTGCCAATGCAAACGACATAACTGCCTATCAAGGCGTGAATGCACAAAGAGCTGGTTTTGGAATTGGT